TAGTGATAGTAAAACTTATTAATTATTTATAAATGGAGCATTAGTTATGAAATATACTAAACAAGATAATAGAGTCTGTACATATTATGTAACAGATAGATTATTAGATATATTAGAATATGAAGATACTGATAAAAAGAAATTACTTAAATTATTAAATGAATTTAAAGATGAAATGATACATAATTTAGGTGTTAATTCATTACATAATCATTGCGGAAAATAATATGTTTGAATTATTTATATTTTTATTTACTGACTTTGATGCAAGGGTTGGTGTAAAATATTTATTAAAGGAAAAATTTATAGACTACCAATCCTGTGAAGAATACGTTGATGAGCATGAAGTTAATTTTCATTATACTATTAATAAAAAAGATTATAGAATAGGCTTTACTTATTGTAAGCCAACAGAGAAAGGAAAAATAAATGAGCCAACCTAACGAACCACCACTGGCTTTCGAATCTTGGACTATTACTGTGGATCTAAATGATGGAACGAATATTAAAATTGGATCGGCAGATTTATTTACAGAACATGAAGGTCTTGCTAATGAAATACAAGAAATTGTTGATGAGCATGTTGAGGTACATCTAGATCATATGCGTGGAAAATATTCGGAGGGATAAATAAAATCAAATTCTAATGATTATTTAAATGCACAAAATACGGAGGCATTTGGTAATTATGTTAAGTATGAAATCAAAAAAAATAAAAACTAAAACTTATATCGTAGAAATTAGTAATGTTGAAAAAGAAATAACGGCAAATGATATCAAAGAAAGTTTAAAGAGTGCCTTAAATTACGGCATCGGTGATCCTGAAAATATTTGGAAGTTTAAAGTTACAACCAAGAAAAAATAAAATCATTGACAGATTAAAAAATTTCTGATATACAAATATCTTGTGAAAAGATATAAAATTAGACTATTTGGTCATGGTGTTCATGGCACCGTCAAAGTTTCCCTCAAGTCAGAGCCAACAGTAAAAATGATTGATTATATTAATCATGTAGCTGGGGTTTGCATTGAAAAAGGCTATATGAAATTGGAAAAGGATACGTTCTTTGATGATAAACGTGTAATAATTACCTACGAAGAATTATTTAATGGTGTTAAAAAAGAAAAAGAATTAATTTTGGGAAGTTGGGTTTGAATTACCAACAGCAACTGGCAGTTGTCGAAGGACTTTTTATTCCTCCCGATACGGAAATGCGAAGTGATTGTCCTTTCTGTCACAACAAGAATACTTTTATTGTAAGTACAACTGATAATAAATTAAGCTGGTATTGTTTCCATGTTTCTTGCAGTGCTAAGGGGGATAAACAAAAAGAAAAAGATATGCAGTATGTAGCCAAGACATTCAGACAAACCCAAGATGATACCCCTAGACAATTTAATGTTCCCGATAGTTTTAAATCTGTGCATTCAAATGAAAAAGCAAAACAATATCTACATAAGAATAATTGTTGGGAAGCCGTTGCCTGGGGTCGTGCTGATATTAAGTATGATGTTAAACAGAATAGAATTGTCTTTATGATTAAAGATCCTAAGGATAATAAATATGCAGGGGCTGTAGGTCGGGGACTTAATGCTCAAGTATATCCAAAGTGGTATATGTATACGGATAAAAGTATTCCTTTTAAATGTGGCAAATGTGATGATGCAGTTATCGTTGAGGATTGTGCATCCGCCTGTGCGGTATCTAATATTCTTACAGGGATTGCTATCTTGGGAACATCCTTAGTTAATAACCATAATAAATATATTAAACCATACAAAAAACTATACGTTGCTCTTGATCCTGATGCTACCTCTAAGTCATTTAAGATTGCAAATGAATTAAAATTTCAAGGCTTTACAGATGTTTATGTTAAACATTTAAAGGATGATCTAAAGTATTTTAATACTGAACAAATCAAGGAGATATTCTATGGTTGACAAAACGTTTCATGAACTTGCTAAAGAAAATCCTGATAAAACTTATAAGGAATTAACAGAGATGCAGGAAAGTCTACGACCTAAACAGGAAGTCACAGTTATTAAAAAGGATCATGTTGATTCATCACCAGAAATGAGAGATGCTAAAAGAGAAATAACTAAATTAAAAAAAGAAATTTGTGAGTTAAGACAGGATAACAGAAGGTTAGCCCATGAGGTTGAAGATAAAGTTAATCGAATAAGAAAGTCAGGACTTATATGAAATGTTTTTTACTTATGAGCTATGATGTTGAGGTTGAATCATGGATGATTCCTGAGTATGCACCTAGTATGTGTTACACAATAAAAAATTGTAATTCCAAAAAAGTAGCATTGAATTATTTACAAAAAAATATACTAGATGAAGAAAGCGGAAAGCCCCACAATCATAAAACTTTACTTGAATATGAAAAAAAATATTATATCTTTTGTTTTCTTGAAAAAGATAAAAAGGAAATCATAAAATACTATAACATAGATAAGGAAAATATAACATGATAGAAAAACAAATGATTAAACTATTGTTGCGTAAGAAATTTTACACGCAATATAAAGGACAAATATCTAAGTCCGTATTTGAAGGAAACTTTGGTGCTTTATATGAAACCATACAGAAGGCTCACGATAAGTATGACAAAGACATTACTATCAGCGAACTCTATGCCCTTCATACTTCCGTATATAATCCATCGCTTACCCGTGCATCCAAAGAACAATTCACAAAATTACTAGAAGACATAAAGGAAACTGAGGAGCCAAGTGAGGGGATTGCTAAGGATATTGTAAGAATCATGGCTGATCGTGAACTAGCCCAACGTGTAGCTGTTGAAGCAACAGAAATATTTAATGGCAAGGAAGCAAACTTTAATATGATCTTAGATATTATTGGTAAACATAAAGCTGGGTTGCCTGACAATAAAATTGATTCTGTCACAACTAACATAGGGGATTTATTAAATGAATTAAATAAAACAACTCAATGGAAATTTAACATTCCTATACTTCAAGAGAATGTATCGGGACTAGGTGCGGGTAACATGGCAATTATTTTTGCACGACCTGAGGCGGGGAAGACAGCCTTTTGGGTTAGCCTTGTGGGTGGTCGTAATGGATTTGCTGAACAAGGTGCTACAGTACATGCATTTATTAATGAAGAGCCTGCAGTAAGAACTCAAATGAGAATTATAAATTGTTGTACTGAAATGACTAACGTACAGATTGCGGAGAATTTAGAAGAGGCCCATAGTAAATGGGAAAAAATAAAAAATAATATTACACTTATTGATACAATTGATTGGGCACTAGATGATATTGATTCTCATTGTGAAAAATATAAGCCTGACATTATTGTCATTGATCAGCTTGATAAGATAGGGGTAAAAGGAACATTTTCTAGAGGCGATGAAAAGCTGAGGGCAATCTATTCGGGAGCAAGGGAAATATCTAAACGAAGACAGTGCTGTGTTATTGCCATATCCCAAGCATCAGCTGATGCCCACAATAGATCATCTATATCCTTTGATATGATGGAGAATTCAAAGACAGGTAAGGCGGCTGAAGCAGATCTAATAATTGGAATTGGGAGGAATATAGCTGTTGATCCCACCGATAGAACAAGACACTTATGTATTAGTAAAAATAAAATAACAGGATATCATGGAGAACCTGATTGTGTATTTGATAAACATATCAGTAGGTATAGGGCATGAGGAGTTTAATTGAAAGTTTTATTGATGTAGGATCAGGATTTGTTCTAGCAATTTTAATACAAATTTTTTGCTTTCCTTATTTTGGTTTATATCCATCAATTCTAGATAGTATTGGGATTGCTTTAATATTTACAGGAGTATCAATTACCCGTTCATGGGGTTGGAGAGTAATCTTTAAGAGGTATAGATGATAACAGTAGTAGATGTAGAAACTTCTTTTCAGAAAACTAAACATGGAGGCACTGATCCTCTCCCGTTTAATCCAAATAATATTTTAGTTAGTGTAGGTATTAATGATGAATATTATTTTACTAACCATGAGGATAGGATTGATAAGGGATGCTATTATAAAATACAGGCTATCCTAGATAAAACAACTTTACTCATAGGGCATAATATTAAGTTTGATCTATCATGGTTATTGGAAGCTGGGTTTAAGTATAGTGGAAACGTCTATGATACTATGTTGTGTGATTATGTTTTAAGTAGAGGTCTTCGTAGAAGTTTAACATTGGATATGTGCTGTCGGAGAAGAAACGTTGGTGAAAAAGCGAAGGAAGAAATTGATGAACTTTTAGACAGGGGAGTTTCTTTCGAAAAAATTAATCCCGATATTGTAGAAAGATATGGAAGAGTTGATGTTGAAATAACAAGAAGATTATTTGATTCTCAAATGGAAGACCTGAGAGATAACAAGAATAAGGGACTTCTAAGAACCATAAAGATGATGAATGAATTTCTATTAGTTCTTACTGACATGGAACGGAATGGAATTAACATTGATAGAGTAGCCTTAGCTGATGTTGAGAAACAATATACAGCTGAGTTTGAACATTTAAAACAAACAATTGAGAAGACCATTTATAATAAGATGGGGGATACTAAGGTAAATCCAGCAAGCACAGAACAACTTTCCTGGATGATTTATTCTAAGAAACCTAAAGATAAAAATGAATGGGCTAAAATATTTAATATTGGTATTAATAAGGCAACGGGCAAGAACAAACGGAGACCTAGATATTCCCGAACAAGATTTAGGGAATTAATAAAACAAAATACAGATCCAATATATCAGACAGCCGCCAGTCACTGCGGGACCTGTAAAGGTAAGGGCATAATTTATAAAATAAAAAAGGATGGAACCCCTTATAAAAAATATATTAAATGTATTGATTGTGATGGTGATGGTTATATATATTCTAAATTAGCAAAAATTGCAGGGTTTAATCAAAGACCACGCAGTGTCTATGATGTAGCAGATGCTGGATTTAGAACAGATAGAATTACATTAAACAAAATTGTTGGGGAAGCTGAAGGAGAATTAAAAGAATTCATTGATGCCATTATCCGTTATGGTGCTGTGGAAACTTATTTAAATACGTTTGTTGCGGGAATTAAAACATTTACTAATGATAATAATTTATTACATCCTAAATTTATGCAGGCAATTACGGCTACAGGCAGATTGTCTAGCCGTGATCCTAATTTTCAGAATCAACCAAGGGGAAAAACTTTTCCTATCCGTAAGGTTGTAACTTCACGATTTGAACATGGGCGTATTCTTGAAGTGGACTTTGCACAATTAGAATTTAGAACAGCTGTTTTTTTAGCACAGGATAAACAAGGAATAGAAGATATAAAAAATAAAATTGATGTCCATCAATATACTGCAGATATAATTGGTGTATCAAGACAGGATGCAAAGGCCCATACCTTTAAGCCTTTATATGGTGGTGTCACAGGAACGGAAGAAGAGAAAAGATATTATAGAAAATTTGCTGATAAATATAAAGGTATTACTAAGTGGCATGAGCGATTGCAGAACGAAGCCATTGAATTGAAACGAATTAAGGTACCTACTGGAAGGGAATATAGATTTCCTTATGCTGAAAGAATGCCTTGGGGTGGATCAAGTTACAGTACACAAATAAAAAATTACCCAGTACAAGGATTTGCAACAGCAGACATTGTACCATTGGCTTGTATAAAAATATATAAACTAATGAAAGAACAAAAAGTAAAGAGTCTACTTATTAATACAGTCCATGATTCTATTGTAGCTGATGTCTATCCTGGCGAAGAAACTATAATGAGTAAAATATTTAAACAGGGTACGGCTTCTGTAATACCTGCATTGAAAGAATACTATGGAATTAATTTTAATATTCCTCTTGACACGGATCTTAAAATGGGATATGACTGGCTGGATATGAAGGAGATTAAATAATAATATGACAAAGGAAATAAGAGATATGTATTTTTTTAAAGAAGATGTTGGAAAGCATATCTATAAAGTCACACAACACGTCCCATTAAAAATTGTACAATATGTTAAAGTTGATAAGTCAGGTAATGAGAGCACCGTGTTTAATAAGTGGCTGGATAAGGGTGGTATTGATCATTCTGAATTTTCGAAAACTGAATATGTTGATAAAATAATAGCGAATGATTATAATGAAATTACAACAGAAATTTTTGATACTGTTGGTAGTGGTGATCATTACATTGATTATGTTGGGGAGATTATTGCCAACGAAGATGATAATGAGAAAGATGAAAATGGCAAATCGTTAGATGATACCTGGACGAGTTATGAATTGGATACTTTGGCATCATCTCCTGAGTATAAATTAAAACAAAAGGAGGCACATGTTGACGTTTAAAAATGTAAAAATTATACATACTGAAGTAGAAGATGGTAAGTATAATGATAATAAAGGAAAGTATATAAAACGTAAAAGACCAAAGACAATTATCAAAACTGTTTTTGATGATGACTATGTATGTGATATAGGTGAATTGTATGAAGCAATAAAATTTCATGCAGAAAAATGTCATTCAGGTACATTAGAAGTTAAATTAAAACCTGAAGTACAATACTAATAGGAGGACTAATGAATAATAAATATAAACAAAGAAGAGGTCAGAAAATGATGATGTATATTATGGTCAATTATCCCACGATATATACACTCATCAAAGGAAATCCACCTGGACTAAGTTATGAAGGCTGGATAGCTGTTTATAAGGAGTTGAAATAAAATGGAAATAGCAACACTTGATGAAGAGCATTGGGAAGATCTAGGTAAAGATGAACAAGAAGAAGCTTATGATAAGCTTCAGCAATTAAAGCGTGATTTTAAAGGAATTCCTACAAAATTATATATTAATCGTGATGAAGAATTGCAAAGCTACATTATGTGGTTTGCTCTTATAGAAAATCTCCCTTATGAGTTGACTGATGGGGAGACAAGACTATGTTAAATGGGTATATTACATTCATATTTTATGTCATATTTTTTACTTATGTTATTTTAGCTTTTAGTAAATTCTTTGCTTGACTTTTTATATAATTCGTGGTATACATTTCAATAATAAATAAGGAGAAAAATAAATATGATAGGTAGTGAAATAATAAATTTAAATAAGATGTCCGATGAAGAGATTATGATAGCCATCGGGCAAGATAAAGGAAGTAATGTAGGACCATCGGTTCCTAGACTAGGACTTAATAGGAGTCCCGAAGATGATTTCGGAAACAGACTTCCTTTAGGAAGTTACTTTGTATATGATCCAAGTATTGGAGGAAATGTTTATGGTATCCCTATAACCTTTAGACCTTTCCTTAGTCAAATGCAATACATGCATTTTGATCCTGATAAAAATGAATATGTAAATCGTTCTGTTATCGTTAAGAATTGGAATGATGAAGCTATTGATTTACAGGGAGGAACTAAGTGTAGTAAAGTTTCCCGTAAGGAAGTAAAGGATCTACCACCTGAACAGCAAGCAATTCAAAAACTAATAAGATGTTATCAATTAGTATATGGATTAGTTTCATTTGATGGGAAGAAAGCAAATGGGGAAAGTCATAGTTTAAAAAATTTCCCTGTGATATGGAGAGTAACTGGAACGGGATTCAGACCTGTTCAAGAAGCTGTGGAAGAAACTAAACAAGCAAAAAAATTATTGTATAAATGTAGTTTTACTCTTACTTCCACAAAACAAAAAACAGGTAGTAATGTTTACTACGTACCTGATATAGATGTTAATTCAAGTGCTAACTTATCTATGAGTAAAGATGATGAAGCAACCTTCGCTGTTTTTTTGGAAATTATAAAATCTGAAAATGATGAAATTGTATCATTGTGGAAAGCTGCTAAAGCTAAAAAACCTACGAGTAGGGATGGTGATACAGCTACTATCATTAAGGACATTGAGGCAGATCCAATAGAAATATTATCTAAGTAATGAATAAAATCCTCCATACAGTACAGCTTTATTTAGATAAGGCTGCGAAAGAACCTGTTAAAATATCTGATAAACTTGTTGAAGAGTTTGGTGAGTCATGCAAGTCTGCTTTAAGAAAACAATTTTCAGAAAAGAAACAGGATAAGTTTTATCCAAGGATGTCCAATATAGGGAGACCTTTATGCCAATTACAAATGGAAGCACAGAATGTAAAGGGTGAAGGTCAGCCCTATAATGCCAAAATGAGAAATACATTTGGTAATTTGGTTGAGGCCTTGGCTATATTTGTATTGAAATCAGCAGGAGTTAAAATAGAAGATGAGCAGAAAAAAGTTAATTATAAATTTAATGGATCGAAAATTGAAGGTCAGCTGGATGTCAAAATTGATTCAAAGGTTTGGGATATTAAAAGTGCATCGCCATTTTCCTTTACAAAAAAATTCGGAGAGTTGGGTGGATTTGAAGAGATAGCTAAAGAGGATGCCTTTGGTTATATACCCCAGGGTTATTTGTATTCTGAAAGTGAGAAGGCAGATTTTGGTGGATGGATAGTTATTAATAAATCTACAGGTGAATGGATTATTTGTGAAACCCCATTGGTTGATGATGAATACAGAGTTAAGGCTTTAAAATTAGTAAAGAATAATTTCAAAGCATTGCACGATAAGGTTCCCTTTAAAAAATGTTATGATGATATTGAAGAAACTTATAGAACTAAAAAAACAGGTAACCGAGTTTTGGGCACAGTGTGTTCATTTTGCCCATACAAACTTCCTTGTTGGGGAAGTAAACTGCAGTTGTTACAGCAACAGCAGTCACAAGGTAAAAACCCTAAGTGGGTTTGGTATACTGAAGTAAACAATCCGAGGAAAGATGACAACTACAAGAAGTCGAAAAGCCAAGGGGCGTAGACTACAGAACTGGGTGAGGGATAGTTTGAGGGGTCTATTTCTTGCCCTTACCGATGATGATATTAAGGTAGCTATCATGGGAGAACGTGGTGCTGATGTTAAACTATCTAAAAAAGCACGGGAAGTATTTCCTTATGATATTGAATGTAAGAATACTGAAGGATGGAAAAAAATGTATGATGCCTATGATCAAGCCAGTTCTCATGGAAGTAATGAACCTTTAGTATTTATTAAAATGAATCATAGGAGTCCTTTGGTTATTGTTGATGCAAAACATTTTATGAGATTAAATAATGTGGGATTTCTAACAGAACCTGTAATGGTAAAATATGAAAAAGATAAGCCTAAGTGAAACAGACGTTATTTATAATCAGGTCTTTAAGACAATGACTGAACTTTGTAAGCACCATGATCCTCTAGCAGTTTCAGGAGTATTACTTGCCCAGGCTTTAAGATTATATAAAACAGCTTTGCCTATGGATGATTTTGATTTATTAATAGATGAAATTATGGAAACAGTTAAAGAAGATATTAGGCCATTTGATACGCCAACGTTAAATTGATATGGATAAAAAAACTAAATTTCCTTTTATAAATTCAATTAAAGTTTTAATTACCCCATGGGAAAAAGGCTTTAGTTGTGGAATTATACTCGATGGTCGCAATAAGATGAATGATGAACAATTTGAATTAACTTGTACTATTGCACGTGGTATGATAAAGCAGGCAACTACAGATCCCCATGCTACCTTCTTAATGGGAATGAGGGGTTTTGCAGATGATCATAAGTATAATAAAAAAATAAATGGAGGTATGGAAGGTGTCCCACATTTTAAAGAAGATGAAAATATCATTGATTTTTTAAAATATCTAAAACGTAAACGCAACAAGGAGTTAAATTAATGGCAACACATTTAGTAATAGGGGATCCTCATTGCACCCCCAAGGCAAGCAATGATAGATTTTTATGGGCAGGAAAATTTGCCAAAGATCTAAAACCAAATACCATAATATGCATGGGAGACTTTGCAAGTATGGATTCTTTATCAAGCTATGATAAGGGAAAGAAATCCTTTGAGGGAAGAAGATATAAAAAGGATATGGACCATGCACATGATGCATTGGAAAGGTTTAATAAAGGTCTTAATGGAAAACGACCAAGGAAAATTATATTAATCGGAAATCATGAAGATCGTATTGATCGAGTAGTAGATGAAACACCTGAACTTGAAGGGACTATTAGCATTGATGATTTTAAATTTGAAGAATTTGGCTGGGAAGTTATTTCTCATCAGAAACCTATCCTTATTGATGGAATATATTATTGTCACAATTTTCCTACTGGCATTATGGGCAAACCTATTAGTGGGGATAATGTTGCAAGGTCTCTTCTTTTAAAAAATAAAGTGTCTTCAACAGTAGGCCACTGTCATTTATTTGACTATTCTATCTGTGCCTTACCATCAGGACAAAAGGCTATGGGTCTATCTGCTGGATGCTACTTACATCATAAAGAAGATTATGCAAGGGCAACTCAAAGGATGTGGTGGAGTGGATTGATTATTAAAAGGAATGTTTACAAGGGTGAATATGATATTGAAACTTTGGAATACAATACCATTAGGAGAAAATATGGATGAAATGGTAAACTCACCACCTCATTATAAGTATGGTAAAAAGGAAACCATTGATGTCATTAAGGATTGTATGACTGATGATGAGTATCATGGATACCTTAAAGGAAATGTCTTGAAGTATATTTCAAGATATAAATTTAAAGGAGAGCCATTGGAAGATTTAAAAAAAGCACAGTGGTATTTAGATAGATTAGTAAAGGAGGTTGAATGAAACAAAAAGAGTATAGTCACGGTGATCATATGGCAGAAATGGGAAAAATGAATTCTTATTATGAAATAATAATAGTTATTCAAAAGAAAATTGAGAAGCAAAAAATTATTTTAGATAAGTTTAATAAATGTAAAGAAAAACAGGAGTCAAACAATGGGTCAAGTTAAACAAGCATTGATTGAAGTTGATGATTTGGTTTGTGGTTGCCTCCAACAACGCAGAACTTTAAATCAAACTATAAGAGACCTGAGAGAACTCTATGATAATAAGAAGATTGATAATCCCTATTTGTTAAATGAAGATTTAATTGAAGATAAGTATTATCAATTTAGAGGAGAATAATATAATAATAAGGAGAAAAGAAAGATGGCTACTAACGCAAAAGATAAGTCTACTACAACAACACAACCACCCCAAAGAACTTACTTAATAAGTTCTACACAATTGCATGAAATCATGAGGTATCTAATGAGTAAACCCTATGCTGAAGTTGTTAAGTTAATGAATTCACTTGCAACTTTAAGTCAGTTAGATCCACAAATAGGGTCTGACTTTGTTAAGAAGCAAAGTATAGGTACAGTTGATGCCAAAAAATGATCTGAGTAAACATACGGGTTTATTATTTGAACTTAAAATAGGTTTAAATCATAATAATGCTATTGTTCTTGACTACGGTGGAAAGCCCGTAGGCAAGATTAGGGAAGCCCTGAAAGGATTTA